TATCACCGGGTTCGAGGTAGACGTGGAGGACGAGAACGCGCCGCCCGCCACCCCCGCCGAGCAGCGCCAGCGGCAGCGCGACCTGCGGGACGCCACGCAGGCGCAGGTCCACGAGCAGCATGTGCGCCAGGTTTGGAAGAGCAACCTCATGGACGTAAACGCCGGCCGCACCCACCTGGTCGCGCTCCGTGACGGCGACGCCTACGCCATCGTGTGGCCGGACCCCGAAGACGCCAGGCACCCCCTCATCTACGCGCAGGACTGCAAGTGTATCCGCGTGAGCTACGACCCAGAGCGCCCTGGCAAGATCCGCTGGGCGGTGAAGGCATGGCGCGACGAGGATGGCTACTATCGCCTCACGCTCTACTACGCCGATCGCATTGAGAAGTATCGCACGCCCAGCAAGCAGCGAGCGCTCCCCGAGAAGGCGTCCTCATTCGATCCGCTGGACGTGCCCGGTGAACCGTGGCCGCTGCCGAACCCATATGAGCGCGTGCCCGTGTTCCATTGGGCTAACAACGCCGGCATCGGCGAGAGCGGGGCCTCCGAGCTGCGCGATGTCATCCCCATGCAGGACGCGCTCAACAAGTCCATTATCGATCAGATGGCGGCGATGGAGTTCGTCGCCCTGCCCCAGCGATGGGCTACAGGGATCGAGGTGCAAATCGGCGAGGACGGCAAGCCCATCCCGCCGTTCAAGTCGGGCGTGGACATCCTCTGGGCGACGCCTAGCAAAGACGTGAGCTTCGGCCAGTTCCCAGAGGCGGACCTCACGAAGATCAGCCACGTCATCGGCGAATACCGCATGGACATCGCGCGGATCAGCGGCACGCCTTTGCACTATTTCGCGCTGCTGACGGACCCGCCGTCGGGCGAGGCGCTCAAGGCGCTGGAGGCACGCCTCGTCAAGAAGGCGCTCGATCGGCAGGTGGCATTCGGCGCGGTGTGGGCGGACCTCATCCGCTTCGCGCACCGCATCCAGGGCCACGACCCGAACATCCAGTTCCGCGCGGTGTGGAAAGACCCCGCTCCGAAGAGTGAGAAGGAACAGGCGGAGACGCAGCTCCTGAAGAAGTCGCTCGGTGTCCCAAAGCGGCAGCTTTTGCGCGAGATTGGATACACAGAGGAGCAACTTGACGAGTTCGAGTTCGAGGTCGAGGAGGCCGGGGTTAACGTGGCCGCGACTTTGCTCGGGCAGCTCGATCGGGGGCAGTTGGCGCAGAACGGTCAGCCGGGGGACGGCGGCGGGCAGGCTGGGGGCGGGGAGGGCTAGGGCTACTCCCTGTAGTCGTCGTAGATTTCCAGCGCGGGGAGCGCGTCGGCGTCTCGGTGGGCAGCCTTGATGATGATGTCGTCAACCTTCCGCGTGAGGGTCAGGAGCGCGCCAAGGTCGGGCACGTCGATCGTCCAGAACACCCCGACGCCTGCGAGCCATCTGCGTTCTTCACGCGGACCGGAAGCCGCTCTCGCCTGCAACCGGGAAGCGGTGCCGGGCAGTCCTCTTCCCACACCATTTCGTGTTGGCTGGTCCGGCTGATGATGTACTTCACGGCTTCGCCTCCTCGATCTCGGCCAGGTCGCACAGCGGCACCCATCCGAAGGGCGGGCTGATGACCTCCATCGGAGTGCAGGCCCACTGGCCGGTATACGGCCCCTCCTCGATGATCCACGAGGCGCACCAGAGGTAACGCGCCCCGACGTGCGCCTCGGCGTTGGGCTTCAGGTCGTCCGTGCGCCGGGGCCGGAAGGTCGCGCGGAACTCGTCGAACTGTCTGATTTGCTCATCCTTCGCCTCCTCCCCGCAGAAGCCAGTCCATTCCTCACCGTCCCCGATGGCTGCATGTTTGCTACCGAGAAAGGGCTTGCCGCACCTCGGGCAGAGGAAGGGCAGAGGACCCTTCCCCTCGATCGGAATTCCGGGCCGGGCGCAGGTGGCTGGCTGTGCTTCATCGAGACGACCAATCTCGAATCCTTTACTTCGCAGCATCTCGCGCCTCCTCGCCCCATCCGCATTCGCAGAAGCGTCTCCCATCGAACTCCGCGATCGGCTCGCCGCACTCGGGGCAAGCATCGGTGGGCGGCTCCGGCTGCGGAGCCCATGCCGACTTCAGGATGTAGGCGATGTCGCGGATGTCCGTCTCCGCCTTCAGGTCGTCTGGCAGGAGAGCGACCTTCCTCACGAGCCGCCCCAGGGCATCCCGCAGCCGACGCACCTCCGCCACCAATCGCGGCACGTCAGCCCGTGCGTGGGCGATGAACTCGGCGGTGGCGGGCATTACATCAAAGATGAAGCGATTGCCGGGCGTGCCGTCGGCGAAGCCTCGCTCTCGCACGCAGGCGCGCGGACCTCCCCGTTCGTCGATCTGATACACCCACGGGCCCGCCGTCGCCGCGAACGCCCTTGCTTCGATGGCATCAAGCTCTTCGTTCGTCATCGCTGGTTGAACCTCCGATAGAGTCTACCGGGATGGGGTCAACTTCGCAAGGGGTCAGCGCTTGGAGTGTGCCGCCTTCGGCTTGCTCGCCCCTCGCGTCGGATTGCCCCTCGGCCGCCCTCCCGCGTCGAACTTCGCCGCCGCGTCCTCCCACTCCTCCACGTAGCCGCCGGCACCCATCGCGCGCAGCATTGCCCGCGCGGCCCGCGCGGCGTCGTCCACCGCGGCCAGGAGAACCTGCGCCTCGCCTGGGTCGCACGCGCCGTCGTACTGGAAGCTCGCCACGCAGCCGTCGAGGAGCGTGGGCACCCGGCGGCTGTGGAGCCTGCACTCGCGCAACTCGTAGGCCACTCCCGTGCGCGTGTCGTCCACCTCCGGCAGGGGCGCGGTGCGCTTGAGGCGGGAGGTGCCGACGTTGAAGGCGCTGGTCGGCTTGGTCATCGCTGCTCACCCACCCTACTCGGCTGCGGGCGGCAGAGGCAAGCGAACTCCGGCAGCGCGTCGTCGTGGTTCCATCCGCAGGCGCGGCACGGTCCGAACCTGGTTAGGCAAACGAGGCCCACCAAGGAGGGCTCGGGCGTGCCACATCGGGCGCACGTCCCCTTGCAGACACACTGCGCGCAGGGAAGCTCCGCGCCTTGGAGATAGTACTCCCCCAGGTGGTGGATTCCGGTCCCCTTGCATCGAACGCAGTGCCCCGGCCAGCGCGACTGCCACGCCTTCTGCGCGGACTCCGTGCGGTCCATCTGCTGCTCACACTCCGGCGTGTGGACGCGGCTGCTCATCGCTCCTCGCCTCCCGCCAGAAGCCGCGCCATTGCTTTCGCGGCGCTGAACTCGGCCCGCACGAGGCGCAGTTCCATCCCCGCACGGTCGACATTCCGCTCGGCGGCGAGCACGAGTTCCCGCTCCTCGCTCGTGTCGGCGCGCAGTTTGGCGCTGCGGACGGCTTCGTTCTTGCCATCGAGCCCGGCGAAGAGCAGGCAGCTCTCGCGGTCGTGCAGTAGCCCGCGGGCGGACGTAAGCTGCTCCTCGGCCGTGAGGAGCGTTTCCTCGGCGGCGGCGAGCCGTGATGGCATGTCAATCAGGATAGCCACGAGTGCGTCACGTGTCATCGCTCATACTCCCTTCAGGTCGGCCTCGATGGAGCATTGCTCGCAGCCGGATACGATATCGCTCAACGCGGCCAGCTTGTCCTCCAGCCGCTGAATTGTGCGATGGGTCGCGGCCCGGTCCTCGCGCAGGAGGGCGTTCGCCGCGCTGACGTAAGGCGACTCGGTGGACATCGCCAGGCTCACCTCCTTGTCAACGATGGCGTGGATGTGCTTCAGAGTCTCGTCGCGTGTCATCGTGTCCCCCTTCGTTACCCGAAGATTCTGTCGAACGCAGCCTGCTCCCGCTCCGTCATCGGCTTGCGCGACGGGGCCCGCTCCTCGCGCCCCTGGTAGCACTCGCGGCACGCGTGGCCGCCCACGTCGTCGAGTGCAACCATCGTCTGCACGGGCTCGACGACGCCGCACCGCTGGCAGACGCCCTCCTCGGGAGGAGCCGGAGCCCCGCCGAGTTCGAGGAGCAGCCGGCCGAGGAGCCACTGGTGCTTGCAGACAGCGCCCGCGTTCGCACAACGATACTGGTGATCCTCGCACGAACACTGTTCCGACGACACGAGATACGAGCCGCGCGGCCCCTCGCAGATCCATGTGTCGCCATCGTGGGCGGTGAACGTGTAGTCGCCGGACTGCTGGAATGCGCGTGCGATCCGGCTCTCCTGATCCAATGCGTCGAATGTGCGAGTAGCCATCGTTCCCCTCCTTCGGTCGGTAACTCTACCATCAACCGTTGCTATGGTTATCGGCAGTTGCCTCAACTTCTGGAGGGCAATTTCCGCGCCAGTTGAACGTTACTGCCAGCGCGCCAGGAGTGGCTCCTCGTGGGCCGGATGGAGCCGCACGCCACCGGCCGCACGCCGCAGTCCCGCGAGCTGCTCCTCCAGCTCCTTGATCCGCTCGCGGTCACGCCGCAGGGCCTCCTCCATCGCCGGGATGGCCGACGCTGCGCGCTCCCGCTCCTC